CCTCAGGCCAGCAAGCGGTGATGCCCCCGGTCACCGCAGGTTCAAGCAAGGGCCCCGTACCCCGGCCCAGATCAGCCACGGGAAGGGCCGTCGACTGCCTGACGGCCATACAATCGTTCCACCGCGCCCACGGTGTAGACGATCGTGTCAATGGGATGGAGGACCTCTTTCCTCCAAACTGGGCCCTCGGTCGCACGACCCTCACCTATCGTGAGACCGAGGAATCAAAATTCCTCAAGGGAGCCTTGCCCACAATCAAGGCCTACGACAAGAAGGGCCGGGAGCAGGCCCGCGTGGTCATGAGCGGTGACCACCAGACTACCCGCTTGGTGGCGACGTGGCCTTCACCGGTCGACATTACTCGCGCCATCTTGTCCTACAAGAGCGGAGGGGAGGTATCGAAGGAGCAGCTGGTAGAGCTGGCTCAGCGGAGTCCCGAGGCGCTGGAGAAACTGAAGGCCTGCGGGAAGGCGTGGAAAGGGCACCTTACGAGGCTGCTCGACATGACCGCACTGCGGCGGGACCCGCAGTTCAACGAAGTCGCCATGCGGTACAAGGCGCAACTCCGAGCCCTCATCGACGAACAGATGGCGGCTGTCATGGCCCAACGCGCTGCCACGAAACGCGTGAATGACTGTCTGGCGGAGCGCGATGCCGCCCTTGCGAGGTTAGACCCGAGCTATACCCCCAAGAAGTTGACTGCTCGGGCCGCGCTGGCGCGGTTTGGTATAGACATCGACGAGGAGGAGGAAATGACAGCTGCGGCCCAGGATCTGGATCCTGATGTTCTGGCCGAGCTGGATTTTTAATTACCGCAGCTTCGCTGTACGGGGACGCGGAGATGGACTTCCTGGAGGAGGACATCATTCTGGATTGGATAGCTAAGCATCCATCCACCGTGTCCGAGGCTGCGGGCAAACGCCCCCCGTGCGAGTGGCGCATGTTCCTAGAGCGGGACTCTAGGCACTGTCGTGTGCGGGGGGTCTCTTATCTAGGCCACTCGCGTTCACTCCTTTATAAGTACGTCCAGCCGGAAACTGAGACGTCCAAATTCTTTTCTAAATTTCTTAATGAGGAGGCTTCACTTGGTGGGCAAGTCCCTGGACCCAGCGCTGAAGTCGTAATGTCAGAGTTCGTTCCACCTAACGAGGAGGATCTGTGGAAGCATTTGGCGGGGTTCGGCGAGAACTCGAATTTCGGGGGCGGTCCGCTCCAGGCGACGGTTACGGATATGCTCAATGAGCTGGGTCGCCTCGAGAGGGACCGCCCCAAAATTCAGGACTGGCTGAACGCGTCAAATCTCACCCACGTTAAGGTGCCAGCAATGACGTCTCCGGGCATACGATGGAAGAAACTGGGGTACAAAACAAAAAGAGCTGCGCTCATGCCTGCCATTTTGGAAGCCTCCCGGGTGTTGGATGCATTGGTGAGTAGGGAGCAGGAGTATCACGTGCCCCCCGCAGGAGTTGCGGGGCGAGGGAAGAGGGTCGCGATGGATCGAGCGGAGGACAGTGAAAGAAAGGAGGGTAGGTTGATCGTAATGCCAGATCTGGTCAGGCACCTCATTGGCGCGCTCGCATCGGCGCCATATATGAGGATGCAACGTGACCTGGACAAGTCAAATGGCGGCGTAATGCTAGGAATGGGTCCATTCCACTCTTCTTACGAGAAGATGGCGGAATGGGCACGGGGCGCGAAGCGCTACCTGTTCCTAGACTTCAAGAAATTCGATCAACGGATCCCCCGAAGAGTCCTCCGTGCCGTTATGCTCCACCTATCTCAGGCATTCGAGAGGTGCAGTGGATTCGGAGCGTACTGGGAAAGCGAGTTCAGACACCTCGTGGATACCGAGATCGCGATGCCCGATGGGAGCGTTTATCGCAAGCATCAGGGCGTCGCATCTGGGGATCCATGGACGTCACTCGCGGACTCGTACGCTAACTGGGTCGTACTATCACTCGCATGTAAGGCCTTGGGATGGGATGCGAAGATATGGACCTTCGGCGATGACTCTGTCATCGCGGTACAGGACGGGGAGGTAGGGGAAGATGCGGTTGATGTGATAGCGAAGTGGTTGAGCGCGGAGTTCGGGATGATAGTCTCGAAGGAGAAATCGTACTCGACGGATGACCTTGTGGGGATTGAGGACGACCCAGAGCCGGGCTCATATGGATCGTTCCTCTCTAATTACTTCCTTGCAACCCCGATGGGAATCCGTCCGACGAGGCCCCTTCAAGACTTCTATGAGTTGTTCCTGAAACCCGAGCGCAATCGCGGGACCCTTGAGTGGGAAGTCGTCAGAACATCAATGGCATACTTAATCTTCTACTACAATCCCGCCATACGTTACCTGCTCCATGAGTACTGGGACTGGTTACACCACCGGTATAAAGTTCCAGAACTCCATGGTACTCTCGATGACCTCCGACTCCTTCGTGAGTTAGACATTCCGTGGACCCATTTCAGAAGGGAATGGCTAACTCGTTTACCACACCCCGGTGAAGTGGAGTTGCTGTATAAGTACGGCCACTCCAGATACTACCCCCCCCTCCTGTGGGCGCGGTTCTACTCGACGAGCGGAGATCTTCCGGGCGGGAATGATGTCCTAGCGTTCGACGAGTATTCTGTCTAGGGCCAAGACAGAGCGTAAACGCGTGGCCAGGAGGGACCAAGCCAAG